GATCCGCATATCCATCGGGATCTTCGTCAGTAATACGCATGGTTTCAATGTTGTACTCTAAGTCAATCTTCTGACCTACGCCAGTAGAACTACGAGATTTCATACACTGAATTTGATACTTACCTCTTTCACGCATACTACGACTTGTAAAGATACCAAACACGTTGTCGGCAGTGTTAATCTTTGAGATACCACCTGCAATGTGACTATGATCGAATTCAATTTCATCGACCGCAGTACGATTCAACTGTGACGCGGTAACTAATAACACACCTAGCTCTTTAGCTAAGTTACGCAATTCTTCCGCTACGTACTTGTCCTTAATGAACTGATCGTTGGGGCTAACTTTAACAGACACTGGCATAACCAAGTCAAGATAGTCAACCATAACAAAGTCAACTTTGATACCTGTTTGAATCTGTACTTCTTTCAAGTATGAACGAATGTCGTTAACGTTACTCTGTGCAGGCATACCTTTAACACGATACTGCCCTGACTTCTTACCTGTAATCTTAACTTTCAATGCAGTGTCATCAATAGCTTTACGAATCTCTTTGGTACTCATACTAGTCAACATAGCATCAGTACGCAACGATGTTAGTTCTTCTGACAATTCAAGTGAGATATAGACACCACTCATGCCCTGTTGCAGCCAGTTCAATGCCATGTTCATCATAACCAATGACTTACCTGATCCTGAGCCACCTGCAAAGATGTTCAATTCACCGCGACTAAAACCACCATAGAGTAACTTGTCCATCTGTGGCCAGCCCGTAGATACTTGTCCACCTGCATTGAAATATTTGTTGATACGTGCAGCCGGATCAGCAAAGTAGTCTGTACCCATGTCACGTTGTAAGCTGATTTGCACCGCGTCTTTGATTAGTTTTTCAACAGGATCAAAATCACCCTTCTCTAGCAAATCTGCCGCAGTTAATATTGCACGTTCTAGTTCTTGTCTACGTGTAAATCCTTCAAACTCATCCAAGAACCATTCATAGTGACCTTCTGTCAACTCAGGTATAGGTTCTAACTTAACACCCGTAGTGGCTTCAAGCATCTGTGTGTCAGGGATCGTGCTGTACTTCTCAGTGCTTTCTTTAAAAGCTTCTACTACAGATCGCAATGACTTGTCAAAGTTTGCTGGATTAATGATGTTTGCTACACGTGTGTATAGTTCAGCATTAGTCAACATCATTCGTATAAAATATTTCTGTACTTCTACAGTATATTCTATTTGCTTCTTAGAATCCTTTTTGTTTGCCAATTTTCTTCCTTTGTATTTCTAGTTTTATTTTACTATTAGTTGCATGTTGTAGTATAGTAAGTAGGGTTGGTAACTTCCCGTACCTCTTTACTGCATCGTTTACGTCTTTTATGTCATTCTCCCAAGTGGGCAAACTAACACTATATCCTAATTCTAAAGCTCTATCTACTAACTTCATACCTGCTTTATCGTAGTCAGGTACAACAACAATTTGTTTGTTCAATGTACTTAATAGTTGTGCTTGTTCGTTACTAATATCATCATGCATTACTGCAACACCGTCAATACTTAGTGCATCAAAGATACCTTCGGTGAGAATGCATACTTGCCAACTGGGATCTTGTATGTCTATATTGAATACGTAGCCAGGTTGTTGTTCGTTTAAGTACTTTGGAATTCTATTGTCTAAGAATCTACTTGTGTGTCCGACAATCTTATTCTTGTATGTATAGGGTATGATTACCCTATTGCCCATCCTACCGAGTTCATTGGGTGTTACCATGAACGGATATGTCGTAGTATCTATCTTCCTATCATGCAGATATTCTGTGTATACTTTGTGCAGGGGATTGTTTATGTCCAGCAATTCGCCCTCTGGTAGTTCATGATCTTTGAACTTTATTTTCTTTTCTTTTTTCTTTGTTTGAATAGTGTCTATGAAATCACGTTGTTGTAAACTCTCTAAGCTCCAACGTTGAATCTGTGTTTCATCGACACCACACCATTTGAGTAAGTTGCGTGTTTTTGCTGATAAGCTACGACCTAATACAAAATTACATTTGTACCCGCAATTAAAACAATGCATTGACCAATTCGTAGATCCGTCAAATTTAATTCCACCCCTACTACGCTTGTCAGGTTTGTGACCCAAGTGATGACAGCACACTGCATTAAAGCTGTGCCATCCACTATGGGTTAGTTTTTTCTTACCCGGGAGTATAGATAGAATATCAAACATGCTTGAACATTATAGCATGTTGAAAAGAGATAATCAACACTTGTGGTTAATTATCTCGCCAATATATTGGTCACTGCACCTGCATTACTGACAAACTGCATCCTTATATAAGGATGGTATCCTCGCACAACATATCCTTTAGTATCAGATATGTTAGCTAAACCTGTTTCAATAGTTATAGGATACCAGTCGCCATTTACAATCGTAGAACCTTCAATGATAACGTTACCGTAATATCTAGTATACTCTGCTTGCAACGATAATACTGGGTTGTCGTTAGTAGTAATAACGCTAGTGTAATAAGTGTATCCTACGTTTGAATTTGTGTTAGCTATTTCTGAAATGTTAGGGAATGATTGTCCTGTAGGGATAGTAACGCTTTCAGATGGCAAGAATGACGGTAACACTGAGTTAACGATGTTCATATCACCACGAGCCCCTGCATTTTGATCTACGAACACAGGGAAATCAAACTCTGCTACTGGTATTTCTAAAGAATAATGGCATTTCTGTGCGTCAATATCTTCTAGTTCAGCAGGTCCTAAAACTAGTGCGGCGATACCCGTAGCAGGCAATTGTAGCGTCAATGCTTTTCTAACTAGTACTTCTTCCCCGGTGTAGTTAATGATTCTGCATGTGATTTCTTTACCTGTAATATCAACAGGCTTTTGTTCTTGATTCAAGAATTGGAATTGAATTTGATTATCAACTCCTTTGTGTAGTGTTAGTGGTTTAGCGTAGACTGGCATATATCTCCTTGGTGAATACCCGGATAGTAGCACAACAATTTGGCGCTGAGTATAGATAAAAACTGAAGTTGCATACATAGATTGTGGTTCTCAATCATGTATTTAGTCTATTAAATATTAATTTATTTAACTGGGACCAGGTGATAAATAAACGGGTAACTATAATAAATGATACAAAACGAATTTTTCAAGAAACTCAGCGAAAATCACCCTTTCATAACGGTCTGTTCCTATGCTAATCAGGATTACGTAGGAATCGTGCAGAACAGAGATGATGTTGTGACTACGATTTACGACTACGGTGCAATCGTGGATGCTGCCATTAAAGAGAAATTCTTAGAATTAGGTGAAGTCTGGTGGTGGGAATCTAATAGACTTATCCCCATCAATTTGTTTTTAAAGAATGATTGGGCTATGTTTAAGCCCTATATTAGAACGTTCAATAACAAGAGTTTAGCAATACTACATGGGCCCGCATGTAGTATGAATGAGTTGAGCAAACGCAGAAGCAAACGCAGAAGTATCACCCTTGTCAAGAGACTTGACTAACAAGTTCATATGAACTACAACCAATTGTGCATAAGCAATTGCGTGACTTTTCTTAAAACTATATCCGTCATCACCCTTATCCCATATAGTTTTACTGACTTCTTTCCAAGACAAACCAATCAAATGCTTCTTAGCAGGGCGAATCAATGCTAAAAACATAGCTAGTCTAGGGATAGTGTTTACTGGTTCCGGCATCTTTTGCAAACTCTGATAGTGATTACCCAAGTGAATCAACTTCTCAACAAACGACTTATCATTTAACTTAGACCAATCAGGGTCAGCCATTAGTTCTATTAAATGCTGTTCGTTATTGACTTGTTCATAGACATGCACGTTTAGCAAGTCAAGCTTAAAATACCCGCGCTTTTCAGCCTCAGTGTAGTCAATACTTGCCATGTTATTGACTGGATCGTATGGTACATCAGTGATGTAAATACCTGTATTATGCTTACGCATAGGCTTTACGTTACGCATTGCGGCTGATGTGTATTGTATAACCTTGAGTAATTTCTCTCTGTCACCAAAGTCAATATCAATATCTGCGTTGAGTTTCATCGTGGGGTTGCCAATCCTGCTTTCATTAATTTCATGTATGCTTTTTGCACAACAATAGCTTGCCGTTCAGCATCTTCTACAGCCTTGTGACTGGTACTATGTCCGCCATCTTTAAGACTAACACCTGCAATCTCGTATAGTGTTCTAGTATCTCTGATTGTCCAAAAAGGCCAGGGAATAGGATTAGGCATAGTACTTGTTTGTCTCCATGCACTCTCCATTGCTACGCAATCAAATGATGCACCATTACTCCAAACAGCACGACGGTTCCAACAAAATTTATAAAGGGTCTCCATGCACTCATTAAATGGAGTGCGTCCTTGGTCTCCCAATGCTTCTTCCAGTGCCTCAGGACTCTGTGTAGACCACCACCTAAGTGTGTCTTCATTAATACTCCTGTTGTGTATTTCAGTTTGATCTTCGATAGTAGGACGCAACTCTAGTCGCTCGACAATGCCCTCACCCCTAGGATCAAATCTAACTGCACCAATAGTTAGTATTACGCAGTTTGGGGTTGTATCCAAACTCTCAATGTCAATCATTATATCATTAGCCATACTCTGAGTATACACTATATAATGTTAATAAACAATCAATTAGGTGAGATAAATTTCTTCCACTTGACCTTATTGTCATTATGTATTCGTTCAAAAGATGCTATATCTGTCTTTACTGGTCGCCCGAAATCATTCTTGCATAACGTATCACTAGTTTCATTTTGTGCGTCATTGAAAATATCATACAATTCCCTATACGTTTTACTATCAACAGTTGTCGGTATGAATAAAAATACATCCCCCACTAACAATTCAGTACCGGGCAATAGAGGTAAATTGTTAATACGTCTAGTACCTGTTATACCCACAACGTTGACACCGTTACCGGGTGCAACGACACTGTTGTAAGCTCCTAACCAATCTACACTAGCATCAACTACGCCTGACAACATAGCAAGCGTACCATCGGGGCCACTCTTAAATGGCACTTCTAAATATTTAAATGAACTGTTCTTCTGACTAATAACCTTAGGAACTAACGCTTGTATAGTAGCAGGAGTCATGCTAACAGTAAGTTCTTTATTAGGTTCTAATTTAGTAAAACTCTTAGAGAATATCACTAGTGGTCTATCAACACACATCCTGGATAATATGTTAAACTGGTCAACGTCATATGCATCTTTGTTAAACAATGGAGTGAGATAAAACGAACTTGAATTAGCAAAAATCATCGTCTTACCTGTTAGTACTGTGTTGGCAGCTATAGCTCCACCTGCCCCTTGCTTACTAACAAATATAAATTGGTACTTGTTTTGATTTTTGTTTGCATTATCTATCAGAGTTCTGATTATATTAGATTGGTTATTACCTAAGGCAAATGGCCATACTACTGGTACTAACTCACTCGCTAATATAGTACTAGATATTGATAACAAATATATAAACGTTAACAACCTCTTCATTTAATAATTCCTTTAAACTGATTTAATGTTCCTATTTTAAATAATTTCATATAATTTTTGAATCCGGTTCGCTTGTTATTCAGATACTTGGGTGACAAGCTTTTGTAAAAATGTCTAAAGTCGCTCTCCATAATCTGCACTGCTTTCATATCTCGGTGTAGAATACGGAACCATTCATGATTGCTAGAAAAGAAACTCTCAGTGGGGTCTATCTTATCTGCTTGAAATATATCAGGGCGATATGTATTTGGATATATAAAAGGCACGATACCTCTCTCATACACAGAGAATGGCTGATATTTGTTACTCTCGTTTTTATCGTATCCTGCTAAATTCTTGTGTAGTATATAATCTAGCATATTATCTTGACTGATATTCCCTGCAGGAGACAAGTAACGTTTAGGTAAATCCTGCATAGCTTTGAATACCCTAAAGTTTTCAGGCTTAACAATTTCCCTAGCTACCACATGACACATCTTTACTACTACCTCAGGCATATCATGTGACCAATAAAACAATACTCTATCTACATTAGGATAATCATTTTTCTTAAACGGTGGTTTAGGTACATTAACTGGTTGATCCGAAAATACATTAAAAAATGTACCATCCGGCATTACAGATAATACAGGTTTATCAGTACCAGACACAATAGCAATTCGTTTTCCTGATTCTGCTAAATCATTCAAGTGATGTAATTCATCTAACTTAGACTGTACTCTAGTGAATGGATTAATAATATCCTGACAATCTACTACAAAGTCATCTGTCTTAAACTCTCGCATGTCATTAAATGCATCACGTAATGTTACTTTAACCCTGGGATAATTAGTAGCGATTTCGTGCAATAATGGCATCTGTGCATATTTAAACTCAGAAGCTAAGTTAACTGCTCTAGTATCCTTTGTGTTAAAATCCCAATTAGATAATCCTGACATAGGAGCTTCTGCTAATACTTCATCAACATGTATTCCGTTACGTAAGAAACTGTATAATACATTATTGCTATCAGCACCACCGCTACATCTAATTACAATATAATCGTATGCTTCTCTGATTTGCAATGCACGTAATCTGTATAACTCAGATAGAGGAGTTAACGGTTCATCTAGCCAGTTAACTTTATTGAATAACTCGTCAAAAAAATGCCATTCAATCTCTGCATTACTCAACTGTGCTTCTAATATAGCTGATACTTTGTTAGTAAACTTGACCCCATTAACAGTATAATAGCCTAACTCAGTTCTCATGTTTCTGACAATCCTGCATGTTTAATAGTAGTATAATACTTAATTGGATCTGTTAGTATATCTTGCACCTGCGCATCTCTATAATAGTTATAGTTATTTAAAATAACTTCTTTCTGCTTATCACTTAGTGGTATTGCTTGATTAATAGCATCAACTAATAGTTCAGGTTTATTGTCCATAATATATGAATACGGTATAACAACAGAACCACTGGTATAAGTCTTATACGCATTTCCTAAAGTATAAGGTAGTTTGTCAGGTGATGGGGTTATTACTGGATATAATACATAGTTAACTACATCTAACTGACGTTCTGTGTCTTCAACTATATGTGATAACCCATAATATTGTAGCATCTTTTTAAAGGACACATACATCATCAACTTGCTATCCTTCTTTACATTTTTTATTTTATCAGGTCCTACTAAGTTTATTAATTCTGCATTTACAGCATAATCCCATAACTTATTAATCTGTTCCATTCTAGTATTAGTAACAGGATTTACCACATTAGTATCCAATATATTTTTGATAACATGCAATAATACTATTGCAAGTTTTTCTCTATTAGATTGTTGAGATATTACTATTGTTTTTGAGTTAGGGAATATTTTCTTATATAATGGTATATTAGTAAAATCATGACTCCACACTATTTGAGGAGTAGTGACGTTATTATATTCTGTCTTTATCTTACTAAGATAATATCCTATTCTTTCTTCTTGGGTGCTGAAATTAGACTGTTCAGCAACCTCGGTGCCCAATGAAAGATAATCAGTACCTGTTATTTTTCTATCCATTTTAGAATGTGCGTTGCCCTGTTCAGTGACAATGATACTATCATCCTGATTAGTGAGAATCTTCTCTATGGTTGAGGCTATAAAATTTCCACCGCTACCAGGATGAAAGACGATAAAAATATGGGCTAAGTCAAATATTTGCATACCATATTTATTCACATAACTTGTAGTGTGTGTAAATCTTCTCATTCATGCAAATACCATTATGCGTTGACCACCATGTATCTGTGTATCGTTTGGCCCCGTAATGCTTATATAACCAGTTTTCAGTAGTACTTTTACCCATTGGGAATTTGGTTATCTCATAGAATATACGATCTTCCCATGCACCATTTGAGGGAACTGTCTTTTTAAATTTTCTAAAATATATTGGTTCTGCGTCTTCTTGGTATATCGGAGAAAACGTTCCATTTATTCCTTGAGTAATTGCCATACATATCTCTTTTCTATTGATTCTTTAAACTTCTCAGCATCACTTTGCTTCTCAAATACTGCTCCAAATATTTTATAATTCTTGTACAAATAATGTGAGTATTCAGCAGTAATATCAGTGGTGTATGCAGAGTCATCAATCCATAATATAGAAGCATCAGCTTCAAAATAATTGTCTAACGTTACACCTAGTCCAACTTTATTACATTTAACCTCAGTGAATACAAATTTTAATATATCAAATGCCATGTTGTCATAATGGTTTGATGCCTGAAAGACGGGCCAGGTGACTGACCAAGTATTGTCACACAAATCGTTTAGTATAAAAGGACTGTTCATTGGTATTTCAGTAAAAATATAAGGTACTTCTTTTCGTCCATGACTTTGTACCCATCAGTGATGTTACCATCAACTATGTTCATCTTGATGCCATAGTTTGCTTCTATGTAATCTTCAAAGTCAAACGCATCAAATTCGATAGTGGCTGCATCCTGCAGGTACTCTTTACGAATCAGTTTCAATGCCGCCCAATAGTCCCAACGCTTCTTGCGCTGTTCTATATTAGGATCATCGTCATCGTAATCTTGAAATGGCGGTACTGTAGTCATTTGTATAGTAGTTCAAACCAAGAAGCTAGTTCTTCTTTGTAGAAAGTGAACAGCGTATATCTATCATACAGTACACCATACCGTTCAAGATCATATTCAGGTTTATGATATGCGAAATCAAAATCGGTGCCTTGAACATAGCCTTTAGCTCGTAATTCTTTTACTATGCACATCATAGCATCGGGCTTCATATTGGGTAATTTGATTTCAATCATGAGGAAAACTTAATCGTAAAAAAAGTGGCAAGTTTTTCATCTTCTAGTGTAAGATACCATCTTTTTTGGACCATACTTGGCTCCCACTCATTTTTAACTATCCACCCTTGTCCGCCGATGCTATTATGTAGATAGTGCATTCGTGGTCCTACATTCTTAGCAAGCCATTGTTCTTGCTCTCCTGTTAATTTATTATGAGGTAAAGGTATCTTTATCGTCATGTGTTAATAAATCAAATAGTGTTGCATATTGCGTTTCTGGTTCCATGTGAAAGCCTGTACCCCACACTACCCACACTTTACGCTTATATGCTTTTTGCCAAAATACACGACCACCATTGACAGTCTTTCGTGGCAAGATAGCAAAGTATTCAGTCCACGGATAACAGTCAGCACCGTCAGTTAATATGTAATAGTCCACTTTTACATTCCTGTATCGTATCAATTCAATGTTCCATCCAATACTACGTCCCCAATTTATAGCCATTTCAGTATGAACCATTCAGCGTCTTGTTTCTTTTCAAAGACAAATGTTCTACCTAACTTGGTATGTTTACCCGTGCAGTTTTCATCAATCCATAGTTCAATGTCAATTGATTCATACCTGTCTTTCAGTCGTTCTAATTCAACTTTAGTCCAACCAGTCGCTACTAACATGTCTAACATAATTTCTCTATCAATTTCTTCTGTGATGGCTCTACTCATCTCTCCTGCAATGTCTTCTACTAAGTCTGACATATATATTCTTTCATTGTGATTTCTTCATACTCACCTGCGAATGCGATTCTGAATACTTTAGCGGCTTCACTCCACTCAAACTGAATAACATCGTAGTCCAATGGTCTATCCATTTTGCTGTACACACTTGCCCACTCGACATGAAAGCGATTGAAAGATCCCTTCTCAGGATATGCTTCTGCCCACTGGTACATATCAGTAGTACACTTTTTTACTTTAAATCTATACATAAAGTATGGGCGATTATTGCCGCCACCACTGTAGAAGTATTCCATCATTCCCACCGTAACAAGAACAGTGTTAGGTCTTCATCGTTGCACAAGAAGATTTCACCTTGTTCCGCAATGTTGTCTAACCAACGAGTTCGTTCAATCGCATCTTGATATCCCGCGGGGCCTAATGTTTCAATACACCAAGCACGAATCTCATCACCGTCAACTTCTCCCTTACCCTTCCAGGACACTGTATGAATGTTTCGCTTACTACCGTAGTAGTGTTCTGTTTTATGAGTGAATGGAGTAGTCATCTGTTTAAGATCGCCCACATGTCAAGTTTATTTTTCATTTCTTCACGCTCTTGGTGCGCTTCGTAACGGCTTCGTTCTGCACGTTCTCTCATGTGCTTTTCTGTAACAACTTCTTGTCGCAATTGACCAATCAACTCACTGACTTTCATTGTTTTCATTTCTTCAATTTCGTCTAGTGCTTGCTTTAGTTGTTCATTGAGATATTCTATCTCATTTTCAAGATGACTGATGTATTGACCAGGAAGATAATCATTACATGTATCTTTATCTCTAAAGGTACAGTCTGTTTGATCCATGCCCGCACGTTCAAGGTCATCTAGAATAGCACCGGGATGACGATCCATGTATGTAGCAAGTCTGACACGAACAGGGTCGTTGTCAAACTTTATCGTGTAATCAATCAATTCATTGTCTGTCATGTCATAGCCATATTAAGTTAAACCACATTGCGTCTTTATCTTCCACTTCAAAGTAGATATCATCTTGTCCTAGTTGCCACATTCCCCATTCTGTTCTATCTACATAATTCTTACAGTTCTTTTCAATCCATGTACATCGTTCGTGCCAGGTAATTGGGCAACTAATTATAATTCTCGTCATGAATGCCTCAACACAAACAACATATACAATTTTTCATCATGCCACTTGACATTATAAGCATAACCACCCTTCTTACATTTACCCAGAGTAGCATTGTACTTTTTCAATTCACTGACAAGATCCTTATCTTCTATTGTGTTTACAAAGTTACTAAAGTAAGTGTGAGGTCTCAGTGGTCTTAGATTTTCATATTGTCTGCGAATCATGACCACCTCAACACAAACCATTCATAATCTTTACTATCACGGAAGTGAATCTTCCCTTGATACTTGTGACTCCACCGACTCCACGCATCTGGCCGTTGAGGATGCGGACCAAACTGTTGACTACACCATGCAAGCACTTTGCCTTGGTGTGCCCAGGCAAAATCTGCCACATACCATTCGGCACGACTAAATTGATACTTCTTCACTTTTTTCTTCTGCTTGATTCTATTAGTAGCTAAATTACCAAAACTTATTTTCAGTTCTTGTATGTACTCTTGCTCTGGCAAGACTATCTCTTGACAAAGATTATTTTGGAACCAAGTATTCAGATAAGCATTTAGATAACTCTTGCCAGACTGCCGCCCCGCACTATACAAAGTCATTTGACCCTGTTTGAATCCACCCTGACTTAGTTTATCCCAAAGGGCTTGTTGGTACGGCAAAGGTTCTATACCTTCAGTTACGTTTTTGATAATGTTCATTTTACCAACTTTGTTATTATGTTGAAATAGTCAATCGCTTCACATACTTTCTTCCAAGCATTGATTTCTGCTGGTAGTGGTTGCAGTGAAATATGATTGGCCGGATCGTGTTCGGGGCAAGGTGTCCAAATACTAACTCGAATTGTATGCGAATGTGGGGCCTTAGACTCTCGCCATTCTGCATAATAGTTGTCCCAGTAATACAATCCATAGCCTTCTTCGTCATCACCTAATGATGGCAATTTATAGGCCAGGTAATGCCCACTAACTTTAGGGCAAATATCTTCTTCGTGTTTCCAAATACTTGTTATCATCAGAATCTCAACTTAAACCATACACAGTCTCGCTCATATCTGAATTTTACACTAATAGTCAATACTTGTCTAGTCCAACGGCAATGTCTTTGTGGATTATCTATATTTTTGTACAGCCATAGTACTACTTCTTTATGTACTAAATCTAGTTCAGTCTGATTATGGGTAACTATATCATGAGTATGCCAAAAAGGATGGTCATCATCCCATCCCCTAGTCCAATCATAGTATTCTTTGTGCAATTTTATTGCCACCTTAGTAAAAACATCATGTAATCTTTTTCATTTTTGAAAGCAACAAATATATAATCACCTCCGCCTAAATCGTTGAATTCCCACTCCATACTAGTAGAAGGATACCTTATGACGCGGTGCATGTCCATACGACTAGTAAATGTTGCATGTTGATCCAACCAGTCATATATATCATCATTGCCGTATCTTATTCCACCCGGACCGTAATCATACACCAACTCATAGGCATAATGACTTCTATCTTCAAAACAATAAACGTACTTATAACCGCCATAGAAATCTTTTACTCTAGTTGCTCGCCATAAAATGTTAGGGTCGTTGGTGCGCCGATAATATTCCCATGACTCGTGTCCACTCTTTTCGAGCTTACGTTCGGCTCGCTTCTTACGAACCCATGCTTTGATTCTGTTTAGCCGCATGTTAATTCAAACATCATTGCATCTTTTTCGTCTAAGAACCAAAACTCAATATGAGTCTTAGTGAATCTACATGTATACTTCTCTCCGGGTAATCCGAACAGTTCAATTGCAGTAGCACATGTTTCGTTCCACATGTTTATCCCGGCAGTAGTCCTTACAGTCTCATTAAAGGGTATCTTAACCCTATAGTCATGTGTGCCATCAATGCCGTTTATGAGTAGTGCCATAGTTCAGTATATAATTCAGGTATGTAATCTTTTACGTTCTTGTTTCTGTATGCATCAGACTTCTCAATAAACAGTTTACCTTTATTGATAGTTTCAATATCTAACATAGGTTCCTTGAGCATAGCAATCGCATGGTCTATCGTTGGGTGAAACTCAGTAGATATAGTATCTTTCAGTTTAGATAATTTTTCTACCCCCTGTTGTCTATACTCAACTGATGTTATTCTCATGCTAGTATACATCGGATATGTAATTTTATTCAAGGCAACACCGTAATATTTGGGTAAGTTGTAGCGTGTTAACAACTGATCCCAAAACGTAAACATCTCGTCTAAGTGTATGCAATTGAACACGCTAGGGGTTAGACTTAAACCTATAGATATTTTATCTTTACTTGATAACTCCAAAAATCTGTTGAGATTGTATTCAATCTTACTCCATTTGATCGGGTATCTAATATAATCATTTTTCTCCCCGTATGCATCCATTGATACATTCAAGTCTATGTTTTTAAACTTACCCCATACGTCAAGCAACGAATCATCTATACCTGTCAAGTTAGTTACGTAACCCAAGTCAATATTAGTACTAGAGCCGTTGTCAATCAACTTATGTAAGTATGACAAATGACTGTCATTGATTGTAGGCTCGCCACCTAAGAAGGTAATCTTTTTGATATCAGTGAAGTCATTCACTAGTTCATCAACCAATTCAGAGTGCTCTAGTATTGAATCGCTTGTGCTGGTAACAGGAACATCCCAAATAGTTTTCCATTCGTCTTGCCATAGACTACTAGAGCCGGGATTACAAGTCATGCATTTACTGTTGCACTTGTTACCTACAGACAAATGAACAGTATGTACATCAGTAGGCTTTAATACTGTATTGCATATTTGTTCCGTGTTGTTGTAT